CCCATAACATCAGCAGATGTTTCGTGATAGCTTGAATAGTGATTATCTATGACATCGCCAATAAATACGACTTCGTTGCAGTTGTGTGTGTGGTATTGCTCTAGGCAAAATTCTAAATAACCATCAAGGCAAAATGGTTCGTGTATATCGCCAATTACTAATACGTTGTTAGTCTTGTGTTTGCGATAGTTTTGTAGTAGTTGTTCTTCATCAGGTTTTAATCGGTAACGATTGTTAGGCATTGCGTTGGTTTTGGTTACTACTGCCACCAAAGAAAAAGTCAATGATGGTATTTACTTTACTAGACATTGCACCGAATACTGTGCTAATAAATCCTATCTCATAGTCAGATAGTTGTATATTATTTGTAACAAAATATCTAAATAAAACGTAAGATAGTCCAAAATATGCACAAGTAAATAATGTTGCAAGTATTTTTTGTATTAAAGCATCTGTACTATACAACTCTCTAGCACTTTTTCTATCTTCTACCTCTTTACTAAATATCTCTTTTTCTTGTTCAAGCAGTAGCCTTTGCAGTTCTAGTTTTAATCGCTGCTTTTCTTCATCAGATGTATGTAACTCATCTACTATCTCTGATACTTGTGGTACTAAGTTCTTGAATAAATCTAATATAACCATAGGGCATTGGGTTTATCGTGGTCTAAATCACTGTGTATGAACGACTTATGTATGCCAATTCGCCTAAAACCGACTTGTATAAGCGCAGTAAGTATCTTTACTCTATCGCCACTATTGTTACAAGCAATATCAACTGCTAATCCTTTACAATGGCTAGAGCCTACTCTACCACCTACATCTAAATTGTGTTGTGGTGTTCTATATCCACTCGTTATAACAAAAGGCACGTTAGCTATCTCTCTTGCTTCATCTAATTTTTTTAAGAAGTCTATGCACATCTTACCACCATCGCTAGTAGGTAAGCCACTACCCTCTAATGTAGGGCAGTCAAATTCTTCAAAATCAAAATGTTTTAACATTATTTTCTTTTACGATATGATATATACTTGTCTAGTGTATAGATGATAGATATACATAACAGAACGATTTGCAGTACTTGCTCAACCTCTGTAAAACTAATCATTAGCGTTACGCTATTTAATCCTAGTACATCTGCGTTTTGACTTATCAGACTTTTCATTATCTTTCTTTGTTAAATAGCTTTTTAGCTTTGTTATATTTTCTTCTTTTATTTTATATGTCGAAACTCGCATCTAAGAAACTTCTAAGTGTTATTCTATTACTTTGCTCGTGTCTATCTAATACTATACCACTAAAGTATGTATCTTTTGTAGGTGCTAAATCCCCATTACTGTTTGTAGTATATTCAGGAAACAAATGGTTATTGTTGCAAAGATAATCTACTAACCTTGTTGCGTATTATTCAGCAGTATTCTTTACTATCTCTCACATATACTTAATATCTTCAAGTGATGCTGGTGTAGATGTTTCTGAAATTTTACGCACTATATCCTTATTCATTATCTTGTATGATAAAAAAGGTAAACACTCATACAAAGCGTAGTGGATTAGTACAGGCTGAATGTAGTCATCAGTAAATGTTTTGTAACTACCTGTAAGTGTATCAGCAGTTATATCTGCTTGTATCTTGTCGTACAAGTCAGTACCTAACAACTGATGTATATGAATATCTTGTGCTACCTTGATGTATGGTAACAATAACTCTACATCTACATTACCATTGATAGTAGTAGATTTCTTTATAGTGTCCTCACTTACAAATAATACTGCCATATTAGTATATGTTATTTAGTTGGCTAATTGCTTTAGATAAAAATTTAAGTCTTTCTTCAATACCATCTTTAGCTTTACGCAAGTCATCATCTAAACCAAAAGTATCTCTAGTATATCCTAATTCTTGTAGTGCTTTATCTAACTTTTTTTCCATAGATAAAACTTCTTTTAACTTAGATTTATATTTATTCTCTACTTTTTCTAAGTCCATACGAGCAGTATTGACTGACCTTAAAGCATTATCTTCTGCATCACCTAAATCAATGTATTCAGAATAAAGTTTTTTGACATCGTTAGCTATGCTTAACTCTACCTTATGCGTGTCTAGTTCTATACCATTGAATAGTTTACCTAGTGCTATGTTTAATTCTTTATTGTTCATTTTAATATCCTTTTTTATTTACAAATCCATTTTTAGGCATTCTCTTTGGTGCAACAGGTACTTCTTGCTCGTTAGTTTCAGGCTTAAAACCCATACTTCTAGCTTTAGTAGTTGTAACTATCTTATCTGCACTACTAGCCTTTTCACCAGCTTGTAGGTAAATCCTACGAAACCATTTATGGTGGCAGTTGCCCCCACCTTTAAACTTCCATATAGAATAGTTATCTGCGCCATTTAATCCCCAACCTTTATTAACACCTCTACTACCCATTCTAATTATATCCTCTTTACGATATACTTTACCAGCAGACATCATCTTAGTACAGAACTCTCTCTGTTGTCCACTAGAACGAGTTAAGCCTTTATCTTCTGTATATACATAACGTACTCTAAACTTACTCTTGTGTTCTTGTTGGCTTTGCCCATCTTGCTCTGACTTAGCATTGGGTATTGCTCTACCTGTCGTAGCTAACTCTAATTTCTCTAAGTTGTACTCAAAGTCAAAATCTTCGTGTTCGCCCTCTGCATCATCTTCGTCTATGAGTTGCCAATTCTCTAAGTCCTCATCTTCGCCAAACTCCATTATACATTTATCTAACTCTGTGTATTCAGCTAGGTTTTGTTCTTCGGCTACTGCTTGTTCGTTTTTCTCTAATGGCTCATATCCAAGTTCCTCTCTAATCTCATCTTGCGTAAGAACTTCTTTCAGCGTTTCAGCATCAAACATAGAATTTAAAGGCTGAACGTCTTTTATGCTTAATGGTATGGTAACACCATTTATTGCTAAAAGTTTCTTAAACGTCTTTAAAAGCTGATTTTGGAATGGTTTTACTACACTATTCATATATAACTCATACGCTTGTAGTAATTCGTTACGACCACCTAACTGCCCCTCTGTCTTAACACCTAATAGCATAGGACTTGTTACCCTATGACCTATCATAATGTTTTGTATCGTTAGTTCGTTAAGTACTGTGTATTGCTTGTCTGCATCAGATACTGCGATAGGTACTATTTCAGGCTTACTATTTGCATCATCACTAAATGTCAATACAAACTTACCAGCGTTGTTAGCACCTGTGAATTTATTAGCTATCTGTCTTTCTATCTGTACTCGTTCCTCTCTTGTTGGTACTCCGTTAGCGAAGTTAATAAAGTACGAGCCACTAAAACCATTAGTGATATTGTTTAAATGAAAGTCAGATGTAAGGTTATCTATCTGTATCCAATTCGTACTAGCTACATAATCAGGAGTGTGGTATAATTCCATCGCTGGAGAGTATAAACCACTATATAATAATTGGCTACCCTCACTTCTATCCATCATATTAAATGGTGCTATGTGCTTGGGTGCGTATTCTTTCTTTCTATATTGTGTCCAATCAGAGCATAAGTAATAGCAAGGTACTTTACCATCTTGGTCAGGCACTCCAATTCTTACTTGCTCGACAGGTATGTGGTGTAGTTCAGCTATCTTAGTCTTATCCTTAGACCATATTACATTAATAGCGTATGCACCTTGTAGTTTTAAATCAAAGGCTAACTTAACAAATAGTTCGTGTGCGCTTTCTTGTCCGTTTACTGCTGCTAGAAACTTCTTTAACTCTACATATTGTGCAAGGTCTTTACTATCCTCACATATAAAGTCCTCACCAGCTATCATAGCACTTGTAGCATTAACGATAGCAGCATTAGTAGCACTATTGTTATATAAATCTATTATATATTGTGGGTAGTTGTTTTTGTACTCACCATCGCCAAAGCCAATCCAATCAGCACCATTAACCTCAACACTTTTAGGTTGTACCTCGTTTGTTAGATTTATATTTATTAGTCTTTCTTTCATTAGAATTTATATAAGTTATAGTCTAATCCCATAAATGAGTGTACTCCGTTACCATCTATGTTTACAGAGTATGTTTTCCAACCTCTAGGGTGGTCGTATTCTAGTACCTCTGCTTCTGCATCTTTAGGCTCTAGGTTTTTCCAAAGTACGTCTAAATGGTACTTGTTAGAAAGTATAGGTGCTTTTGTTTCTTCACCTTCTTCGTTGTATTCTCCTTGCTCTAAGACGATATAACCAAGTCTAACGACACAATGACTGTGTGTTGGGTATGTATTACCATCTTCATCAGTAGATACACCTAAAGCGTTTATTTTGCTTTCTGCTTGTTCTAAGCTGT